GACTATGCCTTAACAGCATTTAAAGATCTACTAAGTATAGATAGGTCTTTATTCTTTAATTAAGTGACTAAACATTAACTCTTGAACTTCTAACAACTTATGCATGAGTTCTGTAGATGAATATTCTGTACTAGAATCTTCCCTTCTTTCCCCAGGGTAATAACCTTCAGGAACATTAAAATCTACTGCTGTAATATCCTTTTTAAGACTAAACCCTATAGAACCTACACGCATTACTGTATCATACCAAGATACTTCACTTGAAGGGGAGTCAGATCCCATAAAAGAGCTTAAAGTATCTTTTATAAGTTTATTTCTTTTATGTCTAGCTGTTTTATTCTTTTTGGGGTTTACTACAGTATCATTAGCATCATTCCTATCATAAGCTCCCCTAGCTATTAATAAAGCCATGGTATGCTTCCAGGATTCTCTAGTGTCAGCGTCTCCACTCTCTAATCCTTCCCTAATACTGTTACTAAATAACATATTTTGTAATTCCTTCTTAACTTTTTCAGCCATTAGAATATCTTTAGGGTCATCTGATTGAGTTGTTAATTTCTTTACCTGTTCATCAGATATGTTTAAAGGGTTGTCTGCACCCCCTAAAGCACCCCATAACTCATTTCGTACTTCTTGTGTAGTAAGGGTAGTTGATTCTGCGTTTTGTAGTTTATCTATATTTGCATACTTTTCAGAAATAGAATCTAGATTCTCCATAACCTTAGGTATGTGGTCCTTAGATTTAAATAAACTAGTCATCCCTTTTAACCATGCAGCCTCTTCGGGATCTTTAGAACTACCTAACCTACTTAATTCACTAGATAAAGTACCAGTAATAGTTCTAACTGGAGGTTGTTTACCCATACGGTATCTACCAGTCGTCTCGTATTTTAAACTGTCATACCCTACATAAACCTCTTGGTCATCAGATACATCTCCCCACCTATTTTTAAAATCTTTCCACGCTTGCGCTGCCTTTTCTGGGGGTACACTTCCAGTAACTAATTGCTTTATATTTTGTGAAGTTTTATCAAACCCAGTTCCCTGAAATTTCTTAGCCTTATCTTTATCGGTAAATAGGTAGAATTGATCAGACTTAAAACCTTTCTTCCCTCCCCCAGTACCAACCCTTAGTATATAATCAGCACCACAACCCCTAACCTGATCTGCACGAAGTCTTATTAGCTTCTCTGCAAACTTCTCAAACTGTAAGTCTCCATAGTCTGATTTTAAATTCTTTACTGCATCTTGTACCAGAGTCCACTCTTCTGTTAGCGCAAAACCCTCACTAGGTAAATCAGACTGGATAACCCGTAATGCTTTATTAAGATTATCCCCCCACTTATCTCTCAGGTCAGTATATAATTCAGCAGCCCGTTGGTGATTAGTTTTAGATCCCTTCTTGCGATCCTCACTATCTGGCTTATACAATAAGAGCATTATTTGATCTGCTTGTTCCGACAATTCTGTAACTACTTGATTAGAGTCTAACGCAGCGTCACTATTCCTATAATTGGATTCTCTATCCTGAATAGGTATGGAGTATAAGGAAGAGTCAAAATCAGGGTCATCATCTTTCTTCTTTTCTAAAAAGTTATTGTAATTATCAAAATCCTTTAAGAATCTATCAGCCATACCAGGAGCAGCGGTAAAATTAATACCTGTGTCATCACCAGCGTTAAAGTATAGTTCTCTAGTACCATCCTCACTTATTACAAAGTTTAAATTATCCCTAATAAAAGATAGCTCGTTGTCAGCAGCCCTATTTTTGTTCCTAACTATATCTACAGACTTTATCATAGTAGATACTGCACCCAAAACTTGCTCCTCAGTGGCTATAACTTTCCCTAAATCCATATCCCCAAGAGTACCTAACTTCACTCCCCTTTCTTTACCTTCCCTAATAGTTTTATTTAAGACTGCAAATATAGATCTTTTCTTTTCTGGATCATAGAACTCACTTTCAGGTTTACCTTCAGTGGCATCCCACCCCCTATCCATAAGCTTTATAAGCTGAGTTCTAACCTCTGGGCTATCCTTATATAAATCTAGTAATGCCGCACCTTCATTACTGTTTTCTAAATAATAAGCTTGGGGAGTTTTAGCTACCCCAGCTTCTTCCGCTCCCTCTCCACCCCCCCAATAATATCTACCCACAGCAGTTCTATACCATCCAAGCACAGTAGAATCAACAGAGCAATTCTTCTTAACTATTGGAGATTTTGGGTGCTGAGGCCAAACAACCCCATCTCCACACGCACCGTCTGCGCCACCAGCCAAAGAACCAGAGTCACCATTAGCGGTAGGCTTCTCCTTCTTCTCCTCTTCTTCTTCAGTAACAGTTTTCTTAGGTGTAGATCCAGGGATAAGTTGTAATTCATCACTTAAACCTTTCGCCAACGCTAAATTAGGTTGGCTAGTTACTGATTGTTTGCCTGGAATAGTAGGGGACTCTACATCAACCCCTGGAAACATAGAGGTTAGTAACTTTACTGTAGCCTGTACAGTTGAATCAGCTTTAGTATTACTATCCCGCATCTTAAGAAGAGCGGCAAATGAAGGAGGTTTACCTAATTCATCAGGCTTCTTACCTGCCTCATCTAAGGTGATACGAAACTTCCTCTTCTTAAGAAGTGCGTAGCTAGTTAATAAATCTGTAAAGAAATCCATATTATATTAGAAAACCCAACCCAACCAAAGACACAGGCTGAGTTGGGCTTTTACTCTAGTTATTATAGTTAGTTTTTATGCAGTGTCACCTGTATGAAGAATATAATCGTATCTAAAAGTTACTATAGCCGTATCAAATTCGTTAGTGGCGTAGTTTTTCTCAGCCTTAGCGAATCTTTTGGGGTAAAGACCAACAAGCTTAACCAATGAAACTGGAGACATTTTACCGTCAAGCTCAAGAACTTCGGCAGTAGTCTTAAATCTTCCTGGGGTATCCAAGAAAGTAGAAGTCATTTCCCCTGTAGCAGGATCATAAACTGTAGTAAAGTACTTGTACAACTGAACACCAGCCTTAGTCTTTAATAAATTATCAAAGGTCACTTCAAGCTCACCCATAGAAGGTCTACCAGGGTAGTAAGTAACATCATTAACTCTATTAACAAGAATATCTTCAACCTGAGCCATCATTCCTGTAACTTTTTTAGCAGCTATTGTAAGAGGCTTAGAAAAACCCAGAGGAATTTCGATGTCTGATGGTGGGAAGAAGGTTATCTCCCACTGATAAGCTCTCACAGAGTCTAAATCTTGAGAGATAACAGGTAACCCCTCAGTTTCGTTAAGGTCTCTGTTTAAGTTGTTAGCATAATAAGAAGACTTAGCCATAATTTAATCCTTTAAAAAGTTGCCGATTGGCTCGTAAGGTTCAGTTCGAAGATAACAATTTCCGCTGCCTTGGTAGGCTTAATAAGAACTTTGCACCATAATTCGTTCCTATCAACCCGAACAGGAGTGTTCACAGTTTCATCACAGACAACCTTATAGTCCGTAATACCTCTTCTTCTACGAATATCATCGAGAAGGGGGTTAACAACATTCACAACTTTTTCCCAAGTCGTAGCGTCATTAGGCTCAAATACAAATCTTCTAGTAGAAGACAGTAAACTCTTACGAATAACAATAAGCATTCGTCTAACATTGATTCTATCAAGAGCAGTAGGATTGCGTTGAGCAGTTCTTTGTCCAAAGATCATAATGCCCTGTTGGGGGAATTTAACAATTGGATTAACAACATTACCACCACTATACATGGAGTCTCTATCGCCCTGGTTGACACTTACCTCCACATCCGTAGGTTTGGTCAATCTACCTCGTACAACGCCAGCAGGAGCAAACCAGGGGTCTCCTACATCGTCTGTGTAAGCCATCTGCCTAATAGCGAAGATAGCTGGATCATACCAACGATCTCTGGATGCCATCCCGTCAAAAGTCTTAACCCAAGGCCAGTACACAGCAGCATAATTACTTACTATAGCAGCAGTCCTCTCATCAGATTGCCCATTAGTCCAATCAATAGCTTGTTGGACGGTAGTTAATCCCTGAGGAGGGGATACAGCAGCTAAGAAGTTTTGGCTAGTTTCCCCTAAATTAACTAGAGTATTTTGAACATTTTGATCAGTGATTCCTGGGATTATTGCCATTGAGATGTTAAGAGTATCATTATCCAAAGCGTAAATACCAGTCTTGTTTATAGAATTACCTACTATATCATCAGGGACAGTCTCCGAACCATTATACCCACCAGCCAAAGCTTTACTTCCCGTAATAAGCTTGCAGAATCTTGGTGCAGCAACACCCACACCGTCACCAGCATCACCCTTAAGAGGACTACCTACCAAAGCACTCAATTGAGTTTGGAATGTTGGTAGAGAAGTAACACTAGCATCTGCTCCTTCATAGACAAAGTACCCTTTTATATAATCCGACTTTAAGTTGTCCACAGAACCTGTATTAATTACATCTTCCGCAAATGCTCCAGAAGCAACTAAGGCCAACCTAAATGATTCTGCTGCGGCACCGTCTTTATTTATATTTAAATTATTATTATAACCCCCAGTCTGGATAACTTCAGCAGAATATCCACTAGTAGTTCCATCAGATTTTGCACCTTCGTTGTAACCAATTCCTGGGTATAAACTTTGTACAGAATACCACAAGGAATCATCAACCCCCGTGTTTACTATAGTACAACCAGTTACAGAAATAGTACTACTTACATTAACATCATAAGAACCAGCCTTATCGAATTTCTGTAAGGCAGACAAGGGGGTACTATAACCAGCATTACTATAAGAAGACACAGTTAAGACCACTGAAGATCCAGCATAACCAGCAGCAACATAACCACCGCTTAAACCCGTAGCGGTATCATCGTAATACGCAGCGACAGAGGCACCGTCTAAAGCACCACCAACTATCTTCTGAATAGCTCTAGCTTGATCAGTGGAAGTTCCAGCAGGAATGGCAAAAGATTTAGGCGCGACAAATTTATCAACACCACCAACAGCAACTTGAACCTTCAAATATAGGTCAGCAGTAACACCATATTGATTAGAACTTACTTGAAACGCAGGACAACCCCCAATAGGAATAACAGCAGAAGCATCAAGAGATCCAGTTCCAGCGGCTCTAACATAGTAAAGAGCATTGGTGGTTTCTAGAATCTCTACACACCCTTCCAATCCCTGACCAGTAATAGCCTCAGTAGGATTACCAAATTGTTGAAATAGTCTTTCCTGTGAAGTTATTAAAGTAGCTGTATTAACTGGGCCTTGATTAGCAAAACCTACTACACCTACAACAGAGGGGTTGATAGAGACGGGATAATCACTATTATCCTTCTCAATAACATATACGCCAGGACTTACAAAATTAGCCATTGTTTATTTCCTTATGCATTAGTAATTTTTAATATTCTTTTAGACGCAAGATTTCTAACAGTATTAGTTATGGCCGAAGGAGGTACAACCACCTGTTCTCTGGGCGTTAACCACATCGTCTTTGGTCCTTTAGGGGTGGCAATGGTTATCTCCATGCCAGTAAAGGAATCATTTTTAATTACTTTCATAATATTCTCCTATATCTATTTATCCGTACACCAGACCACAACACCAATTATTTTTTTAAGAAACCCATAGCTCAGATACCACCTTCTCAATCCTACCAGTGGAGGTAACCTTGAACTGTGGACTAGGTATATAGGTCTCTATCTCCACCAGGAAGCTTTTACGAAGAAGTCTATCCTCTCTATCAGGAGCAGAGGCTCCTTCCTTATTAGACTCTGATAGTAAAAAAGCCTTGATTGAATTGCTAATAGAAGTCTTCAACAATACACCAGGGTTGAACCTGCCTCTTATGGATTGTGATATTTGATCTATATCTTCCATATATTTACACCACAAATTCATACTATACTGTATAGTAACTGGAACATCAGCCACACTTATAACTCTTTCTGCTCTCTGTATATCGTCATTCCACACAGATCTTTGGATTAGGATATTATCGTACCTTCTTTTGGTAGTATCATCTTTGACGCTATCTTGCTGTATAGTTATCACAGGTAAGATAATATTGTTTTCCTGGAAGTATTTAGCTATCGTCCTTTCAGGGGCAGCATGGATAGATTTAACTCTCTGTAACTTATTTTCCCCATCAACGTAGGATATATTACCAAAAGACACTAGCATAGCTCTTAATAACTCTTTATATACTATGGGGGATAGCGTAGAATTACTGGTAGCCTCTAAAGCGAAACTTTTAAATTTCTCATAGGCAGATCTACCCACTATAGATGGTGTAGTTCCAGCGTATTCCGTAGTCTCTGCTAGAACTTCCGCTATAGTCTTACCTGTGTATACATCTTCTCTATCCGTCAAGGTTCAGATACCCCCCAAGATCATTACTACGCTCTGGTACATCCTCGTTATGGATTTCTTCAGTATCACGAAGGAGTCTAGCAGAGCAAGCCATGTGGTAAACCCCATATAGTTCAAAACTATCTTCTTGAACTTCAAACACTTCATACTTTTGGTTCTGAAATTTAGGCTCAATTATGTCCCCAGCAATAGGGATTCTATGTAAAGACTGTGTAATATAAGACTTATTAAAGATAAAGATTTGATCATTAGTTAATTCCAGACCAAACTCACTTAAGGATTCTTCTAGGACAGTCGGATCGTAATGTCCATGAACCAATAAGGGTTCTGAATCTATAACCTTACTACGACTCTCTAAATATACATCATCGAAATCTTCTGAGCGTCTAAATTTATAATAAAGTAGTTCAGAGCCCCCCAGTCTTATGATTTCATCGTCAACCAAGTTAAATAAATTAATATCATTGTTGGTTTGATCAAATAAACTAAGCTTCGTCCCCCCCAGAAGCTCTGGAAGGGGTGGCATAGGAGTACTTACTGTATATTTTTTATTTTTAGCCATTAGTATGTACTAAATCTCGGGGGTTCTTCAATCTCCTTAATAAGCTCCATTTTAAGAGCCTCTTTCTCCTTCTCCCCCTCTCCTATAAGGGCAGCACCATTCATCTGAGTACCACCAGCAGGACTGGGAATTAAAGAGTATTTACTTCGTATCTCACCTAGTAATATTTTAGCACAAGCTAAAGTATATTTTTGTACCCAGTTTAGGTACGCTGGTGGCATAGTATTTGTATCTAGATGCCTATACTGTAAGATAATAGGCTCTGGAGTTGTCGTAGGGGGAGGAGTAAGTTGTATATACTGATTATTAATTATATCCCATGATCCATCTTGCCCTAATATCTTTCTAGTCATCTCCATATTAGCTTGGAGAAGATAGTAATCTCCAATACTAAAGTTATTAAAAAGATAATTGTCCTGGAAATATTTAATAAAGAAGTCAAATTCCAGAGTCCCTGCTTGTGCTTGGATGCTTAACAAAGACTTTTTGTATACAACATTAACTAAATTATTCAGAACCCATGGGGGCATAGTGTATAAATTCACACCAGCGGAACCATCAAAGACAGCAAACTGTGTAGCCCAATAAGGAGTATGATAATCTAAAAGAGTTACGGACTCATCAATACAAGTTTTAACTTGGTATGGGGTAAGCTCTACCCTGACAATAGGATGACCCATTCTAGCTAGAACAAAACTATTTATTTGCTCCTCAAAAGGATTTAATTCTATAGCATCTGATTCAGTAGTTTTATTTAATGTATCTGGATCAATATAACCTAAAGGTTTATTATCTAGTATATTATTAGCTATTGGGTCAGTAACCCCTGTCTGCCCCCAGGTGGTGATTATTGGATTACCTATTGTTGCCATTATTTAATTTTCCTTTAGATGATTTTTTAGTACGCTTTTGCTTAGTACGCTTTTGCTTAGTAGGTTTAGGTTTTTCATTAATTAGTTTAATATTTGGATAATCTAACTCTACACTGGATTCAAATACCTGCTGTGGTCTCACCTCTAGTATATCTGATCCTATGTAAAGAAGCATTTTAAACCTACATGTGCTTTTATATGTATACATTTCCTACTTTATATAGCCTTAAAAGAAAAATAGAGTGAGGACTTTTTTTAGCCCTCACTCTATGTTATCTTAAACTGTAGTGTCTAGTTAGACTTAGACATTACCGCTGCCAAAGTTAGTGGCACTTTCGGTCCATCCACCAAGCAGACCACCAGGACCAGCAAAGCGAATAATACGATAGAATCTAGCTTCTGGCGTAATAGCAGCTTTGCCATACCGAGTAATCAGACCCTTACGAGGTTGGAATGTGTTAGGATCAATGACCTTCGGCAGACCTTGAAGAGGAATGTATGGAGCGTATATATAGCCAGCATCCATAGGACTGCTACCTTTATATCCCATCATGATTTCATCTTCTGGGTACAGAGGATCAACATACAGATCATAACGACCCATGAACTTGCCGACATAAGCGATACCATTCTTGCTCATGTTAGTAGGTCCGTCAGCACGATCAATACCACCTTGCAGTTTAGCGGAAGACTCAAGAAGAGATGCAACCACAGGAGCGCAAAGAAGCCAGTTACCCGCACCACGCTGAGTAGACTTATAAATATCTTGTGAGGCAATGTTAATCAGAGCCAGCAAGTTAGCATAAGTATCTCCAACATGACGAGGAGCAAAGTTCAGAGCCGAAGAGGTCCAATCCATAAGATAAATATTATTCCTAGTACCTCTAGGGTTAGTAGGAAGACTAGCAGGGTTATTTTGGAAATCGCCAAAATTACTATCAACATTAGTACCAGTGTTGGTAAAGTTGTTGGAGTTTCCCCAATCAAGGTTCTGTCTGTTGAAAGGACCAACAGTGCTAGTAACATCATATGCAATCATACGAATGTCTTCAATAAGTTCACGATCAATCTCAAGACGAAGTTCGGAACTAAGAAGATCCGTAAGTTCGCGCTCTAAATCAAGGTTGTGATAAGCCTTAAGGTCTTGAGAAGCCTCAAGAGTCCAAAGGGCTCTCATCTTACGGGTTCTAGCAACAACAGGCTGTTGCTCGATGTGGAAGGTCATATCAGGAATTCCAGTACCAGTAAGAAGTTCGCCAGCACTCATGGAGAATCCCCATGTAGATCTATCCGCAGCCCAGGCTGGGAAATCAGCAATCTCGCCACCATAGGTAGCAGAAGCGTTTCCAGCCTCACCAGCACCAAGATTCATATCAGAAAGGTCATAAGTAGTACCAGTATCAATAGAATTACCAAGTCCACCAATTTGAGAAGTCTCAAGACCGCCCCAAGTAAGGTTGTACTTGCTGTAAAGGGTGCGCTCTTGGGCACCATTAGCATTTCTGTCAGATCCAAGGTAGAACACCTGGGAAACAGGGCCGCTCATGGGCTGAACGCCACAAATCTTGTTGGCAATCAGTTCGGGGAACACCCGTCGAACGAGAGGGAAAGCGAATTTCTGAAAAGTACCCATAGACTGAGTAGTAGTTTGTTCCTCATCAAGTCTTTCGGTCATGATAGACTTAGCTTGGTTTTCCAGAAGTTGTGCCGTAACTCTCTGAACATAAGAATCTTCAATGTCCTCAAGAACGGGAGCCCACTTCTCTAAAGTAGCATTGTCAGCCCCTGGTTCCATAATGTCATCATTAATCATAATATAAAATCCGTATCAGTTAGTTTTTAGAGTCAGGCATGAAAGCCATAACCTCTTCGGTTAAGAACGGATTACCTAATGTATTTACAGGTCGTTTGTCCGTTATTGGATTGTCCACATTTTCAGTAATAATAATAGCTTTCTCGGTGGACTCGAAATCGCTATTAACCTCTTCTTCAAGATTCACCACGGAATCCTGAAGTGTATTGTTTTGTTCAGTAAGAACTTCCATTTTATCTTCGTAGTTAGTTAGAACCCTATCTAATCTATTATTCTCTTTAATAGCTTCAGATAATTCATAAGCAAGAACTTCGTTGTCCTTCTCTACCTTTTGTATATCTTCGCTAACTTGAGACACCACGGGGTTCAAATCATCACGATCTATTTCAAATGCAAGCACAGTCTTAATATCCTTAAGGGCTTGAGCATCACGATAAATCTCATGAGACTCAGAAAGCTCTTCCAGAGCAGCCTCTTGGACAGTATCCATTTGATGACGAAGGAATGCGTGGACTTTATTCGTAAGCATATCCATCTCTTCATCAAGTCTTTCGGAAATAATATCTTGCATAACCTTTGCAATCTCCGAAATAAGCTCCTCACTCATTCCTTCGGGCAGTAAGTCTGCAATATCTTTTACTTTGTCTGACATAATTAAGTCTCCTATCTGTTTATATGTATGCACTCTACATTATTAGAGGTGTTTTTTATTATTTTTTGTTTCCCTGTCCTGCTTGATTTGGGCCTAGTTTAAATTTTATTGGCTTTCCTGATTTTACTGCGGCTTGATGCTGTCTTATAAACTTCTTAGGCTGATTTTTGATACTTCTAACTTCAGTCTCCATTAACTTATCTCTCATAAAGTTAACGAATTGGGTGGAAGAGTTTTGTTGTTTAGCAGCAGCAGCTTTTTTCCTCTCACTAGCATCTGCCCTTTTAGCTGCTAAAGAAACTGTTGCTTGTAAATTTTGATGTCCTTGGCGAGATAAGGAGTTTCCTGTAACCTCAGGCTTTTGGACAGCCCTAGCGGCTATTTCTTGCGTTTTAGCCGCTACAGAAACTCTATTAGTCTGTCTGGGTCCTTGAGGGCTACCGCTTTCCATCATTAACTCTTCCTTAAGAAGAGTAGTAAAGTTCTTAACCTTTTGAGCTTCTGGGTATACTGTATCAATAATCTCTTGAATTTGGGTAGACTCAGTAAGACCAGGGAAAGCTCCCCTAGTTGAAGGGTCTGCCACTATATCCCAAGTAATTAACTTAAAGTCTTCGTTGACATATCTCTTACCGTCCGTCTCTTCAGTTACCGTACCCATTCCACGGGAGGATATTCCAATTTTTACACCACCTTCAATAAGAGCCTTAGCCACTTTACCAGAAGGTGTGTCTAATATTTCAGCTTCACCAATAACCTCATTACCTTTCATATTAAGTCCAGTAATAAGGTGAGATACATTAGAAAGCCTAACTGAATCATGTTGTGGGTGATCAAGCTCTCCCATCAACCTTCTTTCATTCATAGCAGTAGCAAGTTTAGTAACTTCCCTTTCCAAGAGGGGCTTTTTATAAATTCGTTTGTTATTATTTTCCTCGTCTGCTCTTTGAAAGCACCCACTAATCTTCATAGGTCCAGGTCCTCTACCTTCATTAATAACCTGTAGGTTCTCAATAATAAATACATCTTCTAATAATTGCATATCTTATCCTTTAGTTTTTTTCTTGTACTTCTTACCCTTACGAGCTTCTCTTCTAGATTTAGCAGAAAGCTTCTTAGCTTTCTTTCCTGTGTACTTATGACCAACTCTTGCAGCGTGGTCTTTAACTGATCCCCATTCAGCACTAGGGGTAGCACTTCCTGGTGTAAATCCTTTTGCTATTCTTCCGCTCACTACAGACTCTGAATCTGTACCACCATGAGTTCTTTTGGAGATAACATAAAGTCTTCTAGCTCCTTTAGTAGAAAATATGTGTCCTGGTCCATGGGAACTTAAAGCTTTTTTAATAGTAGGGTATACTTTTACCCTACCCTTAATAGCTAAGTCGCCAGTCTTACTCTTGGTCTTATACTTACCTCTACCAGAGGGGTATCTGCTACTCTTCTTTTCGTTAAGCAGTTTAAGTATACTTAATATTTCCACTTCTTTTCCTTCTTCTTCTTTTTTTCTTATCAGGCTCTCTTAGGGGGGTATACTTGCTAGTCCTAGTGGTAGTTCCACCACCACCCATACGAGGAGCTATACCCATAGTAGTAGATATCCCTGCCATCTCTGAAACTAAGGAACTTAACTTATTAATAGTTTCAACTAATTCCTCTCTGAGACTAATAATTTTCTCTTGAAGAATTTCTTGTTCAGCTAGTAAAGGCTCCTTAACGGTTTCCCGCTTAGGAGCCTCACCCATACCAAAGGATTCTTGGAGAACTTGATCAATCATAGAGTTGGATACGGGAACTTCAGATATATCAACATCTGTAACAGGTAATTCAGAAGGAGTAGATTCTACAGGTGTAGATTCTCCCTCATTTATTTTACCAGATTCCATTAAAGACTTAGCAAAGTCTCCAATGCCTATTCCCGCCTCATCTAATCTGCCCATTACTCGTCGTCTTCGTCAGCTTCTTCGTTGGTAGCTTCAACAATAAGACCAGCTTCAGAAAGAACACCAAGAATTTCTTCTGCGTTCTCAATAATGAAAGACTCTTCAACTTGCTCAGAAATGAGACCAGCTTCCGAGAAAACTTCCATCATAGAGGCAGCATGCTCTTGAAGGGCTTCATCAGTAAGCTCATACTCACCAAGATCAGACTCACAAAGGGGGCAACAACTGTTCTCAGCAATAACCTCTTCAGAATCTTGAACCTCTTCCTTAGCTTCAACCTCGCCACTCTTTACTTTTTCCTCAACACGAACACCAACCATGTCCCAACCACGGGACTCAAGTAGCTGGCCTACAAAATCATCACTTACTTTAGTACGAAAATCCATTTTTAATTCTCCAATTAATATGTTCGGGTGTATACCCGTCTGTTAATATGTATAATAGAAGATCTATAATACATTGAATTTTTTAAAAATTGCCAAAATCTAAGGGGCTCCAAAGGTTAAGAACTGCTTTGGGAAAGTAGGCATTATTAAAAGTTTAGTGTAGCTTAAACCATTTCCTGACTCATTAGCTATGTAAGTTGGATATCCTGTATATGACGTAGGGGTTATAGAAATTAAAAACCCAGACACATCGTATCCTGGTCTATAAAAGTCCTGCCATGTATCCACAGTGCCTTTACCAGATATAGTACCTAAATCATCTAAATCTCTAACTTCTCCATAAGAAGGGAATCCTTTGGCTTGTAATCCCCCAGCAAAAGAAACTGATATAGTAGGGTCATCAATACCCAAATCTAATCCTAATGGTATAGAAGACTTTCTAACCGCTAAATCTAGATCGGGAACCTTGAACTTATCTTCATCAGTAATATCCTCAAACTCTAAGGTAGGTCGTATCTCAGTTCCCCATTGAACAAAATCGTTCTGATCTAAAAATTGGAAAAGTTTACTATCAGAGTATGGACTTCTAACAAAAAATAGTCCAGGTAATAAATCAGAAAACATATAGAACTCACCAGGAGGATATGCCCATAATGTTGGTGCTGCTGGAGATGCTTTAGGCTCATTCACCGTAGCTCCCTCTATTCTAATCTTCTCTACGAAATCAGCCCAAACATCTGGTGATGCTGTATTGGTTTCCGCTCCACATCCCCTACCATCATTAAATCTATGCACAGGAAGTCCACCAGCGAAAACTGTATTTGATCCAGTTGTAGGTCCAGGTACCCCAGGTGGGTTCGACCCAGGAGGGTATAAAGGGGACCTCCCCAAAGGGTGCGTATCGAATCCATCCCCCGCTGGGGTAAGGTTGTCTCGCCATAACCCACACGGACCCGTAGCACCGTCTCCAGTGCCGTCCGTTACGGCTATAGGTCTACTGTTGACAAGTACAGTGCTTTCAATTCCCTTGCCGTCTCGTCCAATAGGAGCGAAATCGTGATCACATGTGTCATCCATTCTTGCTACTTGTGGCATTTTAAGGTAACTCTCCTGGAGGGATAGGAACATGCCCCTCTTTAACACTTAATTTATAATCTTCTTTATCAAATGGAATTACAAAATCAGTATTGCCTAACCAATTTACAGATCTAAACTCTTTAACTTTAGGGTACTTATCATTTACTATACTACTAAATGCAGGTTTACCCATACTCAGAAGAGATTTAAACTTATCAAAATTCAAACATTCTCTATGTAAAAATTTCTTCTGAGGAGTATCCATCCTATCATATATTTCAAACCAATAAACAGTCTTATTAGCGGGTAATTGGTAATCTGCTTTTAGCATTCTAGCTAATTTATATACTTGCCTCTCCCCCCACTCTATTCTTTCTACTGGCTGGCTGCCAGACCTGTACAAATTATGTTCAGATAATGATTTAGTAGCCATAGAGTATTGAACACCTTGATTATTAGCTACATATTGGTTTATTCCCCTATCAGGATAAGCTAAAGTTTCTTTTATAAAAGTGGGATGCCAAGTATCTGACCCAAAAGTATCTGGGCTCATAAATAATTTTATTTCTCTTACCCCATACGAAGTAGATTTAGATATATTATGAGTAATAACATTAGCAGTTATATCCGTAGTGTAAATAGCTATAGTTTGTGGGGCTCTTCTGGCTATCACAGGAAGAGCTATATTTTGTTGGTCTTCCTCATCAAATAGATCTAATACAAAGTCTTTGAAGGTAACCTCTATAGTCCCATCATTTTCAATGTAACTAAGGATAGGATCATTTATATCTAGATACACTTCCAAGGAAGGGAATGCAGCACCAGACCCATCAATACTAACATGAGAATTTCTATCCGCTGCACTATCTAGGTATTTGTAAGTAGCAGTACTCCTAGCTACAAAAGGATTAATCCTCTCTAGATCATTAACTGTTCCTGGTTGTAAAGCTAGAAGATATATATTCTTTCTATCCTTAGTTACTCCATACCTCTCATCAACTCTTAATATTTCATCAGTAGTAACTTTTAAATTAATATCATATCTATCTCCTAAAAGATAGAGTAGTTTCTGAAGCACTTCTGTACTAAGAATACCTGCCCTTTTTATTGAACTATGCACTGGAATCTCTGCTATGCTTCCATCACTTTGAGTTATTCTTTGTATGTCCCCATTACTCATGGTAATGCGTAGATTCCCCTCCCAAACAATGGTATCGTAATTGGAATAATAGAATATAGTAGTAGCTCCTGTAGATGTAGTAACAGGAAATCCCTTACTTAAATCAGTAGCTAGGGTCTTCCAAGTTCTCATACGCTCTGCTACTCTAATCTGATCATATTGTGCAGGATCCAAAGGCCAAACTTTCTGTGTGGCTAGTTGTATAGCAGAAGCTTCATTATAGAGAGTATCTAATCTACTTATTGGGGCATAAGATCTAGTATCTATATACTCCTCTGTATCCTGATTCCTTATAATCCTATCTAGCAACTGAATTAACTCTACTACATTGAAAGAGTCTAGTCTATTAGAGATTATAAGATTTCTAATAGAACTTAAAAAGAACCTCTTTAAGGGTTTACCTGTAGCATCTCTAGCTAGGTTTAACTTTAGAATAATATCATCATTAATACTCTTCTCTAAATTAGAATCACTTAGATCAGTGAATGGGTTATCGCTATATTGAATCCTCCCTCTAATTATATCTAATGATGCTCTGATTCCTACATGTACCCTAGACTTAAATAAATCCTGTCTTAAATCTCCTCTTTGAACCCCAACAAACTGAGCATTATTTTTAATTACTAAGTTACTAGAAGATTTCTCATAGATAGGATTACCCGTACCCCCAGCCCCATAAATCCTATTGAATGCATTCACAGACCCATAGGAAGATTGAGCCCCTTCTTCAGCGTCACAATTTCCATCACATGTATCATCATCATAATAACCTAAACTATAACAATCAGGTTTATCATTCACATCAACACAAGAAACTGTTATAGCTGTACATTTTTGACCCTCTGATCCTCCCCCTTTCGATTCATCTGTCCCACCCACACCTGTAGAGTCTGTCAATTTTGTACTTCCCCCCCCAGTAAAGATGCCCCCTCCCCCATCTATACCTCCTGCTCCAGTATCATCTATTATATACGTAGCTCCTCCATCAAAGAAGCCCCCACCTCCATCATCATCCACTCCACCAGGATCACCAGAACCAATACAAGTATAGCACTCTACGGTACAGGGAGGGGGAGGATCATCTTTACATTCGATGTCACATTTAGTTTGAGAATCGTAATAACCCTCCTCTATACAGTCTTGGTTACAGTTAATAGTAACTTTTTTGCACGGTTGACCATACTCCGCACAATTCCAACATCTTTTAGGGCAGCCCTGATCACATTTTTTCTTCCTTTTAAAACTTCCTGGGGGACATTTCTCATTTACTTTCTTTACGCTCTTTTGACAACACCCCTTAGGTTCTACTTTATCTGGACACTTCCAACACATGTCTGCATAGGGATCAACGCATCCTGCTGCACAATCTTCTTGTGTCTGATCACATTCTTCAGTACAATCAGTAACTAAGGTATCATAGCAAGTCTCATCTTCTATCTTACATTCAGGACATAAATACCTACACTGGTCATCACAATCCTTTTTCTTCTCATAGCAATCATCTGGACATTCGCCGTCATCCTTTCTATCACAATCCTGTTTACAACAGCCCGTTCCCATAGTATCAGGACATTTCCAGCATTTCCCTGGCGGGGTTAATGGTACCACTGGTGTATCTTCCCCACCAGGGGGTCCAGGTTTCCAACGACAGTCGCCGTTCCCAAAAGGCCCAGAATCGGCAGATTTACATTCCCACTTCTTTTTATAACAGTTATTACAAATCTCATAACCATTCATATCTTGAGATTCCCATGGGAAACAACCAAAATTAGAATCAGACTTACAATCAGTATTTATCCACAACTCTCTATCTGTACAATCACCACCAAACCCACCACCACCAGCATCGCAAGGGTTACAATCAGTACAAGGAATATCAGCAGTACCAGCACCTATGCACATATACCCCTTGCAATCAACAGGATCATGCCCACAACAAGCTTTATCCTGCTCACACGGACTTCCAGGACCAGCCATCCCAGGCTTGCATACCATACATCCAGTACCTGGATTAACCACACAATCCTTCTCAGTACCATCACAAATTTTAGGAATCTGTACTGTACAATCTGTACACCCATTAGTTTCGTTAAATATTACATCTTGCCAATTTGCTGGAGGAGAGCATTGACAGTAGGTAGTAAATCCAGGGCATCCTCCATCGTCATCGTCATCAGGAGGAATAACTATACCATTACCTCCAGGAGGACCATCACCAGGGGGCAAATCACCAGGGTCTTTGAGCCAGCAAGTTATAAAATTTGCCATAACGATTTTAGGATAAGGTTACTGTATTATTAATCCCAGCATTTGTCAACATGTCACCAGTATAGTTCTCTGGATACCCCATAACTTCAAATTTAACAGTTGGATAGGTACACCAAGCACCTTTAAACATATTATGCACAGTTCCATAACCTCCCAACTTTCTAACAAAATCTCTAGTAGCAACACTATATTTCTGAGGTTCAAATCCAGTAGCATGAGTTACGAATACTTTACTAAAAATGTGTGAAGTTCTATATGCAGAAGGGGGAGATGCTGCCGCAACATAACTTAAATCACAATGTGAACCTCTAAAAGGTTCTGTATGTCTCCACATACAAATAATATCAAAAAAGTCTGGATATTTATCAACATATAACCCCTGAGGCTGTGTCCACCAAGCCCCATCCTCCTCCCGATCTATTTGGTGGTCCGTGTCTGAATAGTTACCATACTTATCAGTAGACACAGATACCGCACAATTAGCAAAAGAAACATTCACATTGTAATCTGCCATCCATGGGACATTAACTTTGTCCAGGTATATCCTTTTCTTAACTAGCATACACATAGTTCCAGTCCTACCGTCATTATACTCTTTTTTATTATAAGTCACAGTCTGAGAAACTCTACCACCATATAAAGAATCCCAAGAAGCATCGGCAGCTAATGGATAGTTATTATTTCTTTCATCTTGATAGAAATAAAAGAATCTATCATTTTGCTGTTGTCCACCATCTGCGGTATTAGTAGCCCAATCAGCAATTTCCCAGTCAGGAAAGGAAGGTACATTACCAAACATACTTGGGGGAAGAGGACCTGAAGCTTTAAGATAGTCTGTAATAGAAGTTTGATCATAAGCAGTTAGTTTAGATGTAGGATCATTACTATCACTGGCTAATCTAGCCATAACACCTTCAGGACCATACTTAATACCCCCAAACACAAACCCAGACCCAACAGGGCGCGGGTTATTTGGTATGGAAGGTATACTAGCTATTACATGATTTCTTAATTTAGTAGCAGTGTCCCGTAACTCTTCTTTGCCTACCGCTGGGTTAGCTAAAGATAGGGGTGGACTAGCTCCAGCAACCCCAGCCCTTTCATTGTAGGTAAGTTCTGCTGTACGGAAGAAGGGTCTAATATCTAAAATATCATTTCTAGTTATAAGAGGCTCCCCTTTACGAACAAATATATACGCTATAGGCAGAACTGATTGTCCAACTAATTGTAAGCTACTTTTAGAAATCCCGTCCGTTATATAAGGAGCTAAGTTTAATAGATCATCAGGACTTGGGAAATTAGAAAAGTAATTAGATAATCCCATCTGAGTTTGGTTTTGGTCTCCTATTGGGGAGGAGATTTGCGGATTCATATTAAGATCAAAGGCACCAGAAGCATTGAAGAAACTAGTAGGATCATTCTCAGAAGAAGTCCATGTACTAGATTCAAAGAAAGAAGTATCTATATCTTGACCAGCAAACGCTCCCCTTCCACCAAGAGCAATAACTCCTGCACCCTTAACTATACCTAACTGAGGAGAAGTTATAGTAGTTAAAACACTACCATTAGGTTTAAGAATTGCAGTAGTTGCATCATCAATTGGTTTAGTATATAGGAATAATAGATCTACCCTTACTGATGGTACATAAATAGAATCATTTTGATAATCTGTGGAATCAAAACTTGGCACCTCAATGGATAAGGTATTAGGAACATTAACAAGAGCAGTACGGAAAGGGGCACCATAAACTCTAGTAAACTCAACCGCTAATTGTTGTAGATCTACATGAGAATTATAATCATTACCTATATTAGTTACCGTGGTTCCTTGCTTCCACAAAGCAAGTTTAATTTTGGGGAGATCAAATACCCCTACTTTATTATTTTGGGCAAATTGGGTATGTACAGAATTCCAATCTATATTATTTAATAGATTAGGGGCAGTTACATGATGTTGCAGAACATCATACAACCCATTATTAGCCAAGTAACTAGTTATAGTAACTCCCGCTAATTTCTTTATAACATCTTCAGGGGTAGTTATAGTTATCTCCGTCGTTAAGTTAGAATCAATAGATCCCACAGCCTTCTTAACTATTGAAGCTATACCTTTATTATAAGCATCATTTACTCTCCCCATAAATCTACCTGGAAGAACCTGAACATTTCTAGTATCTCCAGTTGCGTCAGGTCTTAACTCATCAAGATCTGCTCTAGAAGTCCCACCACCAGAAAGAGCCCCTGTCAACCCAACTTGATCTTTTAACCAAAGAATATTAGATTGTAATTCCTGTAAAGGAATATTATCTACTTCCCAGTAGTAAGGATCATTTGCTTTAAATAATCTAATTGGGTCTGTAAAAGGGTGGGAACTAGGCTTATAACTCTTTTGCCCTTGCCCCTGTCCATCTGCGAAAAAATCATGACTCATTATAAATCTCTATCTAGATCAAATATATTAGTAGAACGGAATCCCATTCCATATCCACTTACGCTCGGGCTAGAAGGCATAAAGCCTTCTCCATTCGTGGTAACTTTTGCTTTGTATATATTAACCAATCTCTTTCTACCACTATAGTCTGTACTACAATGTCTAGCATTGTCGAAAGTATCGGCAAACGATTCATCCAACCAAACATTTACTTCATTGGTAGGCTGCATTAATCCTTTAGTAGCGTACCCCCTCCCAGAAACCGTCATCCCGAATACAGGAAGATCAGAAGCATCTAACACTACATCTGTCGGGTAGTAATACCCACTGGTAGCAAAAGTACTAGTATCATTAAGCACTGTTAGTAACTCTGGGTATATGCCACTTACTTCCATATCAGCAGAAACTGCCCCTGACAATGCATATCCTTGAGCTAAGTGTTGATAAGGTCTAGTATCTTCAGGCACAGCACCATTATCAGAGGTAGCATACGACAATGCTTTAGCCCCAGGATGGACTGAAAAGAATAATCTAAACGGTCCTCTATTCTTATATGAAGGCTCCCCGTAAGTACTAGCATTACCTGTTCTAGCCAATTGAATATTGGGCATTAAGTTAGTTAAAGTACTTGCAATATCCACACCACTACCAAAGTGGTCAAGAACAGAAAGAGTTCTGGTATCAGGTGTACCAGAGAATGCAGTATAGCCCACAGCACTAGAATCATCCCCCAAACCTAACTCAGTTCCTGAAGCAGTATAGAACGATCTAGGACCTGTGTAACCATTCAACGATGGGTAGACACCACTTACTGTTGAGTAACTAGCATTTAGCTTAGAGGAATCTTGTATATTCCATATAAACAAATCATTACATCCAGCCACACTAGCAGACGGATCAAAGTATGATTGATCCGAATTTACATATGCTGTTGGGAAGTGAACATTTTTAACAAAAACTTCACTATTTCCAGTAGCCTTAACACACACCCCACCCCTAGAAAGATTATCGCGTATATACTGACCAGAGGAAGGTGCGTATTCATTCGCAGCATCAGATATTAAAATACGGTAACAACTAAGGTTAAGGTCTTCAGTACTCTTCATATTACCAAAAGTGGTATTTAACTTCCAGTCTCTAATATTAACATTATCAACTAAATTACTGTGGGCCATACTATTTAATTGAGGATTTGGAAAAAACTGTAGTCCTCCCCTGGCGCATATAGCAGACACCCCTGTAGGGACCGTGTAATCCGCTGTATCACTTTCTGATGGGGGCCAATGAGTTTCAAATCTACCGAGATCTTCAAATATTAATTTAGAGTTATTATTAGCTACAGCGCATGCTCTAGTAGAGTGAAGCTCTAATATAGTATCAACCGCTAGAGTACCCCAACCAGAAATATCGTAATGAGAATTAGTAAAATCTAGAACAGGACAAGCTTTTATTGTAGACCCATTTTCCGCTAATAAGTCCACCCCATACTGAATTATTTCAGTAGGACCATGTATATAAACTTTAGATCCATTTAGTGCGGCTATACCAGCAGACCTTTGCTGTACACTAAAATCTGTAGGTCCAATAATAGCATTCATCATACCATCTTGAGCATTTCCTATTAACTTACATACACCACCATCGTTAACTTGTATTGCGGCACCTTTAATAGATCCATCATTAACACCTATACCTGTAGTAAGTATAGAAGGACATGTGAGTTCTGCATGGGAATTATTAATTTGTATACTAGGTAAGTGATTTCCTATATGATCAGTACCAAAGGAATCATTAAATACCTGCTTACTGTATATTCTATAAATAAAGTTAGAGCCACCACCACCCTGGATACCAGAGAAATCTGCTGGATAATCAGGACCGTAATAAGATCCGTCTGTTAATACTAAATGTCTTCCATTTTTATTATGGACAACAGGGTAAGAATTTCTAACGGTTTCATTCGTAGAATATAACGGAGCCCCTGTTGACAAAGTATTCTGATTATAATTTTTATTAATTATAAAATTAGATCTAGTTAAATCTATACCCTCTTTAGCACCATTCTCATTATTAAAATATTCGGTTCTTATATCACTACCAAAAGCTTTTATATTAACTTCATTATTGTATACATCAGTATACCCGTTCATTGAATATTTGGAGTTAACAGAATACAAACCATAGTTATTGTAACCTATCTCAACAAAAGATTTATATTTAAGTTTACCTAAACCCAATGCTCCAGTACCCGCCTCAACAGGATCCCCCCCTTTAAGGGTAGAGTTTGTTAGATGTATTCCATAGGTATGAAAATATGAAGCAAGACCACCACAAATACCCTTACAGGCAGACAGTGAAGCATCTCCCTTACTAGGACTATAGGTAATTTCACTATTAGAAGCTTTTATTCCATAAGTTTCGTATAAAGAAGGACCATCAGTACCCCAAATAAGTCTAGTAGCAGTATCATAATTTCTTATTGACAGATTTCTTCTGGCTAACTCAACTTTAGAATTAACTAGTTCATATCCTGCCAAGGTGCATCTCATAGCACCACAATCCTCTATAACCACACCATTACTGTTATACACACCAATTCCTATATCAGTATCAAATGTGTCCGAAGTATCATTATACCCATCAGCTATGAAGCCTCTAATGTATATCGGGCCATCACAATTTTGAAGCTTAATCTTAGAGAATTTATTAGCAGTTATTATACCGTTAAATAATTGCCCCTGTTCTGACGTAACCCCCCTAGGGAGAGATCTATCACCAACGCTGCTTGAAACATCCTTAAGTACAGTTTCATCATCGTATTCATGATTGGGGGTATATGAGGCTGGAACTATTGGAGAAACATATACAATGTTAGAACTTCTAAATATTTCTGCCGTAGCCCCCCCAACAATACCGTATCCAGTCTTATCAGGAACTAAGCTACCTGAAGTTAGTGTAGCCGCATAGGATAAGTTTCTATAGAATCCAGCCGTTCCATTAGCGGGGAATAGATCTGCTGTATTTGCGGATACAGATAATGCACTAGCATTTGTTAAAAAGTTTACTGGTCCCGCACCCGAAAGTTGGTTGGGTATACCGTGAATACTGTCTGAATCATTATCCATCCGTACTGTAGTATTAGTTTTGAAATCAGAGTGTACGTTAACCCACTCCAACATAGGGGCAAACCCTCTGTTAATAATCTCTAAAGCCCCATCTTCCTCACACTTAATATTATTAAGATTTAGCTCGCCCATATCTCCACTAACAGCCACCTCTATAAGAGTAGGCATTCTAATTATCTCTGGGAGAGCTTCCACAGCAGCAGAGACCGAGGTAAACACATTTGCACTAAGAGCTAAATGAGTAGGTACAGAAGAGGACACCACAAGTGCCATAGAAGGTACTGCGGATAAATGATAACCAAACCTTTCCCACAAGTAAAAAGTTCTCTCCTCTAAATCATAAGAAGGGAGATTGTCTTGTTCCCAATTATAGAAAGAAGAAGAATCGTGCTTGGTAACAAAAGGGTTCCAGTAGTTGAATATATCAATACCACCAGAAACGGTATATAAGTCGTTTGAGTTGAAGGCCATTAGAACTGTAGGGTCCAGCGGAAGATGAGACTAAAATCACTAGTCTTTGTTATTTCTGTAAAGGGTCTATAGGCTGCTAGAATTGGGTTAGGGGTTACACTCCCTCTAGGATTTCTCATAAATAGTCCAACCTCGTTTAAAGTCTTCCCATTTAAAGTATCCCTATCTAACACTAAAGTATACCTTACAGATGTGCTTGTTACTTTATGTATATTACTAAAACGAATTCGTGCAAAAGCTCTAGTAGATCCTAAGATACTTCCATCCTCTATAGGATAATAATCTTCTAATACGAGTCCTGTGTCAGATCCCCAATCAGCCTCACCTAAAATAGGGGCTCTAAGCTGGAAGGTTGATGTTCCATAATCAGTAGGATCAGTAACCCCAGAACCAACTAAAAAGTTAACAATCTGATAATCCACTATACTAGTTCCACCAGAGGCAGCAAATAGATGAGAGAATCCTACTGCCATCCCAGAAGTAACGACATTATTTTCGTCAAAGTATAATTCTTCTGACCCATCTTCATATTTTTTGAAGATTGTCAGATGCCCAGTAGGGTTCATTGCTTGTTTATTATTCATTATAAGTATTTAGACCTCTCATCAATCAGTACTATTCTTTTCATCCTGTCACCGATAAAGTAAATGTATTAGAGAATGTAGACCCAGCCTTAGGGGTAACGAATCCCCCTCTAGGTTCCCATTGGTTATCGTCTCTAGACCAAAATTCAGGTAATATATTAGAAGCTAGATTTATTATATCTGGATGAGCAGAAGAAGCGTAACTTTGTAGGAATGGGTCATACATACAAAGGGCACCACTTAACATAGCCCAATCACTTCCAAGCGCACTTTCTTTTAAAGAACCAGAAGGACAATATATAGGTCTTGCTAACATGTTAACTCCAGCATAGGTCCTCCTAGCTAAACTTGGCTCATCATCTCTAAGTACCCACAAAGTAAACTCAGCATTTCCTGCATGATCAGTACTCGAAACCACACCACCACTAACATCAGGGGGATTATCTCCTGAACCTTTAGGGTAGTCATCATCTTGTGTTGTACAAACCACCCAGCCATTACCAGCAGACTGATCGAAGTTTACGGTAGCATTAGATTCACCATCTGGGTGGCTGGGCAACGGGTAGGAAGAAACTTGTACATTTGAGCTTTTATCCCTTAAAGAGATTCTAAAGTATTGAGAAGGGCCATAATCACTACCAGGACCACCAGATAAGACCATACCACCACTAGAGGGAGAGGGATCTTGTACCTTTACAGAGAATAAAGTGTATCTCTTGATAGGGAAATAATCTAATGATCCGTCTGCGAAATACTCTCCCTCCAAATCCGTTCTCATATAAGGAATTTTAGTTTCTGGGCTCGCATGGCCGGGGTGTGGTTCTACATTTATATCAGAGGCATAACTAGAAGTTATGTAATGTACCCTAAGGGGACGACCCCTAGAGTCTGTTGCGCTTGAATCTGGTAAATTCAGTATAGGTTGATGGAAAACATGTGAGTTTGATACCCATGTGCCACTACTAGGAGTATCAGGCCAAGTAAGATTCCTATTTACATTTTTTGATAACTGTTCCGGTGGATTATTTGGGTCGTTAGGCCACATGGAACTCCATTTATCGGTCCCGTTCCATAAGTTTTCGTCCATAGCACTAACTAACGAGAAGCTACTAACTCCTTGGGCACTTAAATCCACTCTTTCATAATTTCCTGATATACTTATTGTTCCTGTAGTAGCATTCAGAGATTTGATATATATTTTTGGATTATCCCCAGAGATAACATACTCCCCTTGTGAAACCTCGTTCCCACCAGAGTCAGTCATAAGCCAATCATCGCCAGAAACAAGATTCCCTCCAGCCGAAGTCCAATACCAATAACAGGGCTCATTCAGGCTGGGTAATCCAAATCCTGAGTCTCCATGTGTCATCACAGGAACAGCTATGGTGGACTCCTTCGGCCCCTCAGGTGCAGTACCGCTAAACCACAACACAGGAGGCATAGTGCATCCTTTAAAGGTTGCTCCGTCCATAACTGAGGACACTACAGCAGTCTTAGAATACAATCTAAACTCATCAGAAGGAGCCATTGAATAAGAGGATGGAAATTCTACCTTACTAGATCCCGCTGGAACTAATTTAAATATAAGACTATATTCATTCCAGGTGGAAAGTCCTGCTGACGCATCCAATCTTACTCTAATAAAAGTACTAGTGTCGTAAGTCCCTAGAGATAAAGGAGATTCATAACCCTCTACTATTGACCATGGTTGTTTTACAAGATAGTTATTAGTAGTTCCTGTTCCCGAAACAGTATATGCTATTTCAGTTCCAGCAGAAGCTGGGTAATCTAAATCTATATTTACATCATAGTATACATAACCGCTGGAATCAGCGTCTCTAAAGTCTGGGTAGACTGTAAGCTGATTAAATTTTGGGTCACCAGCCGTAGGGAAAAGCCATCCCTCAAACCTAGTAGGCTGCGAATTTCTAAAGTAGGCAGTCCTTATACCAACATACTCATACTCCTCATCTATAAAACTAAACTCCCAATCTATTAGATAAGAGAATTGATCGCTTTTATTTAAAGGATATTCTAAGGCTTTATATGCGGCTAAATAAGGCACATCCTTACCCGCATTGCCTCCTGGATTTTTAAGTAATACACCAACCTCATTAATTGTTTGATTATTTGCTAAATTTTCGTCCACTACTAACCTTACATTAGTTGTATTAGGATGTAATCTGGTAGAGTGTCCTTCAGGTATAGTCACTACATCCTGAGGTTTGGTAACAAAGAATGGTCTTTCCCCTATGTGAACTTGATTAGGAGAAACTTCTGGATTAAACTCCCATTGGAAATGGGATAAGTATACTTGTGACCTAGGAACTGTACCAGGGAATTGATGTGCTGATACATTAAAAGGTAAACTTGTATTTATAGCAGCAAGACTAGAGCATATAGGGATAACGAAAGGAACAGCTAAACCACCATTCAACTCAGCACCAGTAGAGGTCATTTTATAAAAATCAATAATACCATCAGGAACATTGTTCCAAGATGTTGAAACCCTATAAAAATTACCACTAGGACCAAATCCTACATTAGATGTATCCATGTAAGCAGCCCCTGCGCCACCAGCGGAAACATACCCCTCTAAATGATTTTGATAAGTGTAGATAGGCCCATATCTATTATAAATATTACCTGATACAACCCCATACTCTTCTTCGGAAGATAAACCGAACGCTGCTAAGAATTTCTCAGCAGAATCTCCATTTTTATCTTCGTTCCTTTGCCAACCACTAGAAACAAAATAAGCAGAGGGGGTATATGTAGCACTTACATTATCATAATCATACCTATATGCAAACTCCATTCTATTTTGTCCTGCTGTAGTATGAATTTGAGCCATAGCCATCCTATTAAACAACTGACAAGCTCCAGCGGTAGGAGTCCCAGATACCTGGGTAGTACTAGAAAGATAATGAACACCAGCCGTATAATAAGACATGGTTTGATCTTTCTTGATAGGATTCCATAGATAAGGTATCTCACCCATACTTTTACCAGCGTTAACCCCACCTTTGAATACATATCCAAATCCAGGTTTAATACAGGACTCCGTAAACTCGGGAGAGACACCATCATCTTGTATAAGATCTCTACTTGAGGTATAAGATACTCTATAAGTTGGGGCAGTAAATCCAGGTCCAGACATATCGTAATCCGCATGTGCAGACAATGGTGATATATTTTTATTTTCTGGTAAAGGCTCCCATGCATCTGCACAACCAGAATCCCAAACAGTAGGCATTCTAGATAATTGATTCCCTCTATTAAGATCAACCCCATCAGACGGCCACCCAAAATTATTAGAGTAATCATGTACCATATTAGTTGCGTCTGGGGGATCTACAAAATTATCAATAACAGTGGTGTCGTCAACAGGAAGCACGGAACCCACAGCAAAAAGATTTAAATTAGTAACTCCCATTTTACTGTTAATACCGTAAGCTGCTTTCGTCAAAGGACTTTTAATGGTCCAGAATTTAGATTTTAAGGACGCATCAGTTATATCTGCTGAAACATTATAATTACTTAAATCGTACTTCTGATCTCCTAACTGGAAGTATCTGAACTTATAGTCCTCTACTTTATCAGATCCTGTACCTGTAAGCACATTAACAAAAGCGTGTTTGATACCTTGAGTTATCTGGTTGTAAGCTTCATAAACCACTTCTCTTTCACCAGTAGTCCTATCCACCCTCTGTATATTTAATTTACCTCTCATATGAATTTAACCTTCCAGTACAAGTCTAGGTTCAAATAATCACCGAATATACCAGCCGATGTACCCAAGCCTTCATTCTTCATTATATTATCTGTTAATACCTTTTTACTGTATAGTTTATATCTTCTAGTTGGGTAAGCTGTTCCATCTTGGTCCATCCTCTGATGCTGGAACTTAGCTAGGTAGGGAGGAAATGCTCCTATGTTATCTTCTTTAATTTTCTTTAAATCTAGTCCCCACAAACCTATAACATTTACTCCACCGAAAATATTTAGTAAGACAGAATCAGAATTATGCCCTCCATATACCACCCAACTAGTTGCGTCATGACCCGACATATTTACCATTCTCATATGATACTGTATTTCTCCAGTAGAAGAAAAATCCAATTCCGCTTCCACTACGCATTTGTTCTGTGGACCACCAAAAGAATAATCGGTAGGTAGATAACTTTCTCCATTTCTATGCATGATCCAATACCCATACGCATCCATGCTGCAACGAATATTACTCCCCTGACATATTCCCTGATATAAAGGAGTACTTGATAACGGGTTAGCTAATCCATTTTCGTCATAAGCAGATACGAAGTAAACTAAAGATGCAGCAGGAGCAGTTGCCGATACTCCAGAAGATAATACATCACCACTCACAACAAAAGTTCCAACATAACTTAAATGTCTACCAAATACAGGTGTGTACTTACTGCTGTAAGACCAAGAAGAATCAAAAGAACTTACATACAAGGAGTCTCCTAAGTTTTGAACTGCACTATTCTGACCTTTAGTTATTTGAACTCCAAAAGCCTCCTCAACTGGGGTAATTGCCCCTAGAGTTAGCTCAGTGTCCTCTGGGTGCGCTGCTGGGATTAAGGTGGTGGGATTGGGTATATACGCAGAAACGCCCAGGTCGGACACAGAGGAGCCGTACAGGCCACTTAGGGTCTGCCCACCCGAACCGCTAACCACATAGTACTTGAAAGCTACCTTATCACCCTTAGCATCGGTAAAAGTTCCATAAGGAGCGGTGGAATTTAATCTAGAGTACGCTAAAGTATTATCTCTGGTGAGGAAAGAAGATGTTTTCACATAATTAGTAGGGTGAGTACCTAATTCTAATTGTGGTCTATTTATGTAAATAGATCCCGCACCTCCTGTTACAGGATAAGTAGTAGTATCTACTAAAGCATCTGCGGATTCCCCCACAGATGGATAGATATATGCTGTAGTTGGATGTGTAGATCCCCCACTAGCATATAAACCATGAACAAATACTCTATACCATCCTCCTCCAATATCCTTAATACCTGCTAAGGAGGAAGTCCACCCAACAGTATCATCTAATACAGCTACACCCCTATTATCCCATTTAATACTAGTTTGGAATAAATTATTACAAGAACTAAGAGCTATTTGAGAATACCCTGTGTACTCATTAGTAGTGCCAGAAACCTGAACAGGAGGATCACCTCTATTTAATTTTACATCTACACCAAATACAAAATCTGTTCCACTAAAATAAGGTGCCCCAAAGGCTCCATCTGTACCATCATACAGTATCGCCTGGGACAAAGAACCAGAACTAGTATCAGCGTTTAATAAATGCCCACTACTATTAAAAGTGTCTCCCTCTACAGAATTTTTAGTCAGTGTAACATTGGTTAAGGTCCACCCAGAGGTATCGTCTAAGTCTGAATTATGTAGCAGGTTGTCAGTGGAGTAAGCGTGTTGATTAGTTTTAAACTGATCCTTCCCTTTAGACATAGAAAATGCTTGTATAGTATAATTAGAAGAATCTAAAGCTGCGCTGTTGCGTGCGGTAGGGTACTGTATAGAAGACGGAGTAGTTAACATATCAACTATATTCTCAGAGAACCCAACTGTTGTCATATTATCATCAGAATAAAGAAGATCCTTTCTTCCCTCTTCTGTAGTTCCGTAAATTTCTACTATGCCTTTCATTAGTTTTCTACCGTTATATCAGAGTATTGTCTGGAGTTACCTGATTCAAACTGTGTTACCCCACCATTTTGTGCCCAAATAGGAGCAACTCTATAATTTATTCTACTTCCACCTTCTGGTCCATATAAAGGAGCATTTATAGTTTTATCTCTAGCTCCTAAGTTAGTTTGTAATCTATTGAACTCTCTTAATATAGCTAGTATCTCTTCTCCATCTAATGATATACTAGCTACTTCACTAATAGTTACATTAGAACCTTTAGCCTTACCCTCTAGTATTATAGATGAAGGAATCACTGTACCTGAAGCTCCTACCGAAAATACCCCATCATATAGATATTCTTCAAACCTAACTACATTAGAAGAATCATCAATTACCCAGGAATAAGGATTTTGTATTGTCATCTGATCATATAAAATACCCAAAGATTGTATTTGCCCTGGGGATTGGGCAACTATAGTAGTAACTTTATCCCCAGAAGAGGTAGATATATTTCCATTAGAATCAGAATCTAGATTTGTCCCTTCTGGTAACACATTACCTTTACTATCCAAGAAAGTTAAATCGTCTAATACTGTATTAGGTAATGAATAGGTATTGTATGTAATTGGATGCTTAACAATATCTCTTGAAGACTGACGAATATCTACTACAGAGACATAATCAAAGATAATAAACTTATCCAGTGCTGTGTTGTCATAACTAAATACTTCAACTATGTAATTTTGAGATGTTCTATGTACTTGATTCTTAGCTTTAAAGTAAGAGTACGGAACTTTAATTTTTATATTTCTAGTATTAAAGTCTACAGAACGAGTAATAAAATCCTCTTCTTGCATACTTACAATAACATCTTTATCCGAAGTAAACGCTGGGCATGGGTCTGTAGCTATAGTATACTGATCTGAATAATCCAAAGAATGAGTTAAATATTGCTTAACATAATTAACTGCTCCTTTAGTTTGTAATATAGCTGCATCTAACTTTCGCCAGGACCCATCGGGCATAAAGTTCCAAAATACTTTATTACCATGATAATCATCTTCTACATCTGTGTGTATCCAAGCTCCTATATTACCCCCACCTAAAATATCAGAGTTTTTAGTTCCTATGGCCGCGTTCACTGACAACTTAAAATCTCTTTCTGGGATTAGGAAATTTTCGTTAGCCCCATAATCCTTAAGATTAAATCTTAGTCTGGGAAATGAGTTCTTAGTATCTACGACCACTAAAGGATTGTTAATAACATAGTTATCTCTATCTACCGAAGCATTAGTATCGTCCAGATTAATAAAAGAAAACTTAGAAGTGCTATCAGGGAAATCCGTAAACTCCATTCCTGATAGTATGTAAGGATTTCTAAACTCTGTCTTCTCTACTGGCATATCTTGTACACTTGAAGCTGTTATATTATTTAAAGAAGATACATCAGATATAGAAAAGGGATTCTCTGTAGCCATGGTAGTTGCCTCTAATGTAGAACTTACGGTTGCATCCAGAGCGGATCCGTCAAGAGTAAACCGACCATTGAGGAATAATGGGCCGTATACATGAGATAGTATATTGGCACCACCATCAGTATAAGTGTCTAATAACCCATTACCTATACCAGTATTAGTAAAGTAATCTATATAATCCTTAAACATTTTATGCATACCATCTATAGAGTCTCTACTAAATCTTCTATTACCCAAAATAAAATTATAAATTTCAGAAGTATCATCACTACCATTACTCCAAAGGGTATTCTTTAACGAAGCTATAGGATCTAAATAAGCAGAGGTATCTAGTAAAGATTTGTTCTCTGCGTAGATAGCTCTAGCCTCCGCTTCATATTTTTTATCTAAAAGTTTATGGAGTACACGCTGGAACTCAGGTGTGCGCTCTCTTCTAACATAACTATCACAGGTTGAAGATACTAAAGCAGAAGACCCCCTTATATCAAAAGTAGAGGAAGCATAAATACCACTCATTTCCTTGTCAGAATTTAAAGTCCAGCAAGGACTCCAAACATTAAGCTCATGCGGATAACCACTTACTTCATCTAAATCATACGGATTGATAACAGGATTATATTTGTAAAGTATATTTACAAACCCTAGGGGAGCAAACTCTGTGTCTGCACCTTGAGAACTAGTGTTGAAATAGGAAGGCATGTTTCGCCCAGTCCTAGTGTACCATCCACCTTTCTGAAGAGTTTTAGAAAAATCTCTCCTTCTAACATTAGTTCTATCTACTTGTGTTAAAGGAACAGCACTAACTGAAGAACCCGCTAACTGAGAGAAATCTCCAGGACTATCTACAAAATCTCTTTTGTATACGGGTAGATTAGTATGATCATTTCTAGCTCTACTAGAATTATCTGGGGTTGGAAAATCTCCACCCACAGCGTAAGGAATGTTTCGTATATCAACCCCAGAAGATTGCACAGACCCTGGGAATCCAGATAAAGATATATCATATAGTAAATATCTAACACTAGGACAGTTAAATGTAATAGCACTTAAAGTCTCTACTTGCTGTAAATCTACATGGGTTCTAGGTATGGACTTAGCTGGCGAGAATTCATCAACTATAGATAAGGATTGGAAAAAATCTTGCTTAGTGTAAATTGTAGAGTTAAAGAAGCTGTCTGTAAAAGATCCTGATGATACACTTACATTGAAGTGTGAGGATTTAGCATTCCATAAAGGAAGATATTTATACTTCTCTACCTTATAATTATCTAATATCGTAGACTCATTTGGAGGTAAGTTTATAGAACTCGTAAAAAACAGTAACCCGTTATTGTAAAATCTAGTATCTAAGTTTTTTTGTGATATATTATTTGCTGCATAATTATAAAAATTAGTAGCATGCTCATAGGATACCCCTAAACAAATAAGTTCATTCTTTATGAATTGTAAAAATGAAGGAGTAGATTCACAATCCATATAAAACTTTTCTTCTTCCCAGGGTGGTATACTAAAAGATCTTCCCCTATAAAAGAATACAAAATCTGGATTAGTTAAATCAAACTTAAAGTTCTTTACATAGAATAGCTCAGGGAATCTAGTCACTGCTTTAAGCATCATATGATCAATAACAATTCTTACATTATTATCCAAACTAGCAGGATCGTATTCCCCCCCTGTATACTTAAAGGCTTCTTCCTGGGTCCAAGTACTTAAAGATTCAAATAATGCACTATCTGTATTTAATAAATAATAAGCCAAATAAGGAATATAAGATTCATAAAACTCTGATATACTAGACTCCTCAAGCTCTACCCCAGGAAGTACCGTAGTTATAGCATTATATAAACCTTTCTTGGTGCCTCTTTGTTTGTAAAGTGTAGTCGCAAATAGTAACTGTCTTCTCCAACCCTCTGGATTACTTCCTTTAAGATCCCACCCAATTAGATCAGCAACATACTTCAGAAGTCTAGGTGGACAATTTTCTATATCATATAAAGACTCTAACCTCTCTACCTCATCTCTAGTATCAAAAAAAGAATAAGATACCCCCTTTATAAATTTGCTGAATGGTCCTGCCCTTTCCCTTCCAGTCAGTAATGTGGAATTAGCTACATAATCATCAAAAGCATCACGAACATAAGTATCATCTTTATTAGAATACTGATCAGAGTAGATAACATCTATAAGAGTGTGAAGCCTGTCTAGAGGTTGGGTTCCACTTACATAAGTAGTTGTACCTGAAGTATAATCACTAGGAAGAAGTCCAGGATAAGTACTAGATAGAGAAGGCCAATTATTATATACATAATAAGATAGACCCTTAATACCATCCTTCACTGAAAAGTTAGTACCAGATACATACATATCCGCTAGAGAGCTTGCTATGTAGCTGGAAGCGTCCCCTGCTGAAGCAGTATTTAAGAAATATATCCACCCTAATCTATTAATTAGATATTCATGTGTTCCTCCAGGAGTAGTACTGAATGCACCAGATGTAGTAGTCTGTAAGGAATCAGAGTTAAGAATTATTTTAGGGAATAAAGTATCCTTAAACACATTAACAATATTAGTATAAGGTACTCCTGAGAAATTAGTATTACATTCATTACCAGGACAAGAGTAGTAGGTACATTGCATACCATTTAAGTCTCCCATGCATATCCCTAAAGGATGTAGTATCTGTATCTCAAACTCTTTAGCGGTCAGATTATTAATCTTATTTTGTGGGATAAACCATCTAGACAAAGAGGATACTTCATTTATACTAGAAAATGTTCCTGCCGCAGAAATGGAAAGTATAGTAGGTTGGTTTACACAAAAGTTTATATGGCTATTTATAATACTGTCGATAGCGTCAGGTTGGGTGCCACTTAAAGTAAGATCTTGAGTAAAATATACTTCAGGTATAATATAATCTAAAGCATCCTTATAATTTCTTTTGTAAAATCTATTTGTTGTCATTACACTAAATTAATATTTATAACTAAGTTATTTAACTGGATTATTTCATTAAACTCAATATGTATATCATCATTCAAATTATCAATACTTGAATACCTTACATCCGACAACTCAAAAATTTCTCTATTCAAATCAGCCAATATTAAAGGCTCGCCAAAATCTCTATTAGTAGATAAGAAATAATTTTGAACTTTTCTAGCTATTTGTGGCGTTATAGTTCCTTCAATACCTTCAAATCTTTTATCTACATTAGCTGTAATAATTAAGTCTACTGTTCTTATTAAACCATCGTTAACTACTACATCATCAGTAATCATCTTTTTAAGATCTATGGCAGCCAATAAATCATTTTTAAATGATATAGAAGCCTTTTGAAGTTGTATATCCGTTGCACTCTCTAAAATAAATAAGTCTATAACATTAGCAGAGCTAAATGCCTTCCTCAAAGAGGCTGTACCTTTCCCTGCTGCCCCAGCAGAAGATATAAATCTATTAGCAAACGCTGTGTAGTCCTCCAAGGAAACTAGCCTATCCTGCCTTCTAAAGGTTAGTGGAGCATACCTTTTAGCCTTTTCCACCGTCTCTGCGTCTGTCCCACCAGTAGCCATAGACATTTGAACGACTCGTATTCCTTGGTCTGCTACCTCATTATAAGTTCCAGTCCCCACAGCATTTATATAACTGTCAGGAGTATTACCTCTACTACCACCACCAACTCTATAAGTTATGGTGTATACAGACCCAGGAGGAGGGGATACTCCATTATTTCCATCCCCAAAAATAATACGAGCCTTATAATCATCAGAGTAAACAACTTGGAATACTTTATCATCTGTAGAAGAGGCTTGATATAAGTTATCAACTGCTTTATACACACCATCTGCTTTAGGTAAAGAAGGAGAACTTATATAAACTTGTGCGCTGTTCTGAATAACAGGAGCTTCCGTTAATGAAATAGATTTAAACACATCAACATCAGAGAATTGTCCACTCTCTACAGCAAATGCCCCCTCCAATAATACCACTTCTGAATAAACCCCCGTAGAAGAGGTTAATAAAGAAGAAGTATAAGTAACAGAAGCATTACTTTCTGGGTCTCCTATCTGACCATTTGATATTTTGTACAAAGTATATGTAGAAGACTCCCCATCCTCGGGAGAAACTACCGTAAATACTCTTTCTGATGGGGATAGTGTTAAATCTGCTACCAACTCATCAACACCATTTACAGATATATCCGCAGTAGCCTGAGCAGAAGTAGGCCCTTTCATGGAAACACCCACTAATTCAAATAACTTCCTCACACTATCTCGATCTTTCGCAGTAGAAATAAAATTTTCATTAGCTAACATATCAGCTTTTAGGGATAATACTGCTCCCATATAAGCAACTACCTCTATAAGCATCATGCCTAGATCCGATTCTGCGAAGTTATTGTAATCTAATGGATATACAGCTTGAATATAATTTATAATACCTTGACGCATACTAGCAAAATCAGTAGCTTCATAATCTATATAATTATCTTTGATAGAGTCTGGTATATTAACCAGCTTTAAAAAATCTGAACCTACATCAGTAAACGGTACAGGCTGGCTTGAAAATGGGTCGCTCATATGTTAACCTTTATATTTATAATTTCTGTATTGTTACGTGGAGATATATCCATCTCAACTTTAATCCCAGGAAGACCAAACCCTGTTAAATTATCACTTTGAAAGAATCTTATTCGCCTAATAACTATATTTGGGGCATATAAAGCCATCCCATCAATGATATTAGTAGCCATTACACTAGCCATGTCCCTAGAAAGAGGCTCAAATATAAAATCTTTTAATGATGCACCAAAATTTGGAAGCATTACTCGTTCCCCTTTAGAAGTCCTAAGGAACTGAATAACTTGGCTACGAATTAACGCTAAACTAGAGTTTTTAGTAAAGTAAGGTGCTTTAGGATTAAGTCCTGTGGGCCAAGTAAGCCCAACTAACTTCTCCTTAGGGGCTTCTATAACCTCTTTTCTTGCTAAGTTACTTGCTATTTTTCCGTAAAGAACCATAATTAAACATCTATATTCTCAAAAAATACTCTTTGAGCATTGTAATTAGTAATCACCTCAGTTTTATTTAGAGGTTTACGATAGAATTTTAAACTTCCTACATACCCATTATAAGAACTAATCATACCTGCACCAGGGTCTAAGAATCCCCCTGAGGAAGTTGCTAAATTCACAGGTCTCCCATCTGTCCACCCACCCCCAACAATCCAAGGAGTAAAGAATCCATAATTATCAGGTCCATTATCAAACAGAGATGTGGAAGATGTCTGGTTTACAGTACTCTTGGAGTAATAAAAACTACTAGTACTATAAGTTTTTGGTATCATAAAGGAAGGTACTTGAGGAGCTTCCTTAGGATTGGTTCCGAAGGTAGAAGATATACTTTGAGTCTTAAACTTAACTCCATTCACATATAAAGTAATTAAATCGTTTTCTACATCAAATGTAATCTGTAAATTAACAAAATTAGTTGATATAGAACTTAAAGCTACCCCCTCCACTATCTCCTTAGTTGATACCATAAATCTCATTATGGGCTCATCATCTACAGGACATAATGAGTTTCTAACAAACCCAACAGTACTTGAAATATCGTTACTACCTCTCGGACTTATATAAGACTGAGTTGGGGCTATAAAGAACACGCTGGAACCTGCTCCTATCTCTAATTTTCTATTCTTCAGTACAGTATCAAAGTAAGATATTCCTAATGTTCCGCTATGGACAACAGGAGGCCACGCGATTGAACCACCAAAAGGCGAACGCTCACCAGATGTCCACAATATGCAGCAAGCATCATGAGAACTAGCTGGATAACCATCTCCAGCTTCCGTAATAGTGTACTCAATAGTTTTATCGGAGTCATCGCTAATCTGAAATGTTCCACTAGCTTGACGAACAGCAGCAGGAATAGCATTAATACTATCACCAGAAACAACCCACACCCCCGCACTACCCTTATCGTAGTTAAAAGTATTGGGTCCAACTACACCACTTAAAGACCATCCAAAGAACTCTCTTGGGTTAAGATCAGTTGAACCAGGAAGTACAGCACTTCCATCATAATACATTCTAGGCTCTCTACTAAAGCCCATAAGCATCCCTCGCACAGTTTCAGAAGATCTATCAACAAAGACTTGAGACTGGTTTACTGGGGTCATCGTACCTCCAGTATTCTCACATCCTAAAAGAACTCTGTAATAATGTGCATCACACCACTTACCTTCGGTAGAGCTAAAATTAAAGTCCCATGCACTTGTAGAAAAAGGATGTTCCCACCAACCACCCTCTTCCTGGAATAATCCTGGGATATAGGTCCACACATCTATGGAACATCCTAAGTTATTATAGAAAAGGTTTTGATAGTCTTGAGTATCAGGTAATTTCACATAATTACCCGCATCCCCCACTAAATAAGGATAAGTATCATAATCTTCCCCATCAAATTCGTAATAAGCGTTTTCTTTAGTTAATCTAGTTACTCCCGTTAGGTATGGAATAGCTAATCCCTTCTGGAATAAGTAATTTGGGTTAGTAGATACAGTTTGCGCTCTATTCTCTGTTCCTTTCGCAGTACAATTTAAAGTATTGTAAGTAGTTGAGTCTGGAACTTGTATATTAACATCTGCAAAGTTATACACAGCTATTAAATTATCTGTAGTAATATTACTTACTAAAGAAAGTACATATGGAGTCTCAGACACCTCTTCTCCGTCTAATAGACTTGCAACTCCCTGCTCTGCCACCTCCAATGGAGTAAGTACGACTTTCTGCATAGATCCATCTGATCTAGCGAATAATGGCTTAATAGGAAGGACAACACCACTAACTTCACCATGATCAAACACCAAATTTCTTTGCTTGTCCATCTCCACATCCAAGTTAATAGAACTTAGATATGAAAAATCATTAATAGGTACATTTCCTACGGAAAATACATCAGAGGAACCAAATAGATCGGGAGCTTTAACTGCTACTTCAATCTGCTTCTTTCTTTTATTAATTTTATTAAGAAATAAACTGTTCTCTGATTTTAATTGCTGAACATAGTTTACATAGATAGCAGAATCTTTCTTGTAGCCAGAATTTAGTATTGTTACTATATTCTTATTAACAAAATCAACCGCTTGGTTCCTGTGAGTCTTAAGAACTTGTAAAAAGTGATCAGCGTCATAGTAATTCTGTAAAGATGTTGAATCATCAATAACATCTAGGTCAAAAAGGGTATCCACATAAGAATTCAGTTGTTTAATTGTATAAGAAGTTCCCCTTCCACCTAAATTAGGGGTATGATCTAACATCCATCTATCTTGTGCGGGTACAAACTCTAAATCATCTGTTGTTGGTACTTCAGATCCCCCAGCGTAGTCTCTTTCCTGTGAATCATAGTAAAGACCATCAACAGATAAAAGGTATTGTCCCCTCTTGGCCTTAGGTGGACCGAAATCTAACCTGAATATAGGCTGTTCAGGTGCAACAGGAGGATCTCCTTCTGTAAATACAGGAATGAGGTCAGGATTCTGTACTCTTTCCGCAAAAATTTCAGCGATTGCTCCCTGTGTAATTGCTGCTCTATCTAGGAAGTCTTTAGCTGCGGATGCTTGAGATTTATAAATGTTAAACTGGCCTATACTACCAGCAATTTGCTGTTGAGCGGTATTGGCATCTTGAAATTTTCCTTTATTTTCACTACGATCCATCCAGTCATGAAAATCCTGCAAACAGTTTTCTATAGCTTCTATCTGATCCATTATATCCTGACCAGCCTGATAAATGGCACCAGCAGCACCCGCTACAAACCCAATAAGTTCTCCAAGCTCCCCTAAAGAATCCCCCAATGTACTGTCTGCACCATGTCTAGATGAGTCGCCAAATAAACTAAGCTTGCCCGTCTGTGAGTCGTACTCTAATATGCCTATAGCATCATGAATATCCTCAAATATAGAAGCCATAGCATTTCTAGCAGCATTCTCGCCCTCCGCTATCCCTCTTGATACACCACCTAAAACATCCCCAGGAAGTAGAGATAGAACATTTTTAGCTAGATCTACCATACAACTAGGGACTCCATACTCCATAGCGATTCCCCCTAGGGGATCGTTCAACATGTTTGGATTATAATTTATTCCCATTATATAGAATCCTTTGCTTCCTCTTGATTATCTTTGGTAGGTTGTGTCTTACCGAAATCGAAATTGGGGTTTAAATGAATATTATTACCCTTCATATTTATGTTCCCACCAGCATTTACGTTGAAATCTCCAGTGGTATTAATATCTATGGGTCCCGCACTGAAAATCTCCACTCCTCCACCCCCAGCCTTTATGGATATTAGGCCAGTAGATTCACTAGCGTCTATAAATATCCTCCTTCCCTCATCTACCCTTTTCTCAGTAACTTTTATGGTAACATCATTATGCTTACTAAGGATATTAACTGATCCAACATCATTATCTGTGGACACATTACCTTTATTATAATCTTTTTCAGCCTCATTAACTATTTGGAGTCTCCTTCCCCCAGAGCATACTTTATGTAACATCTCCCCATTATGGCTTTTGTTAACTAGATTACCATCGCATTCCATTCTGGTACTTCTAACCCCATGAACTCCCTTGTAATACTCTGAGGTTATTTGGATACCGTCTCCATGCTCATTCTTCATTAGCATGGTTCCTTCAGAATCGTACCCACCTATCTTCTTTTGGGTCTTGCTGATTAATGCAGTAAATAAGTCTCGTTCTTTTCTATTATGGGAATCACTTATGACTACTTGCCCACCCTCTGGACTTTGTAAGCCATACTTCTCTGGAAACATATTATGTGAATACACACCAAAGTTCTCTGGGGAGCTAATAAGTTTGTCTAACCTACTACTTAATAAAACCCTCTCAAAAAGATTTACTGCGATACTCCCACCCGCAGTTCCCCCAGGGACATTTAAAAAATTATCGCCTTCTTTGTATGTCGGGGCACCTGCATAGTACCAGTAATTTCCTTCCTCAAACTTATTAACTAGTATTCTAGTTCCAAGAGTTGGTATGGCTGTAAATCCAGTATACCTATAGTAATTAGAATTTATAGGGTGGGACGCAAAGGGAGTAACATAAATAACTTGAATACTCTCTTTGTTATAATCCAATTCGGCTTGGAAAATACCTTTTTTAGAGAGGTCAACTGTTCTTGTTACTGTTGCAAATTTGGTTTGAGTCATTTAATCATTCCATCCTTTACCATACCAAGCCTCTTGAACTTTTGGCATCGTAGGAAGATCTTTCATTCTGGCTGGAGGGGAAGTTACATCTTTTGGTTTAGCATCAAAAGTTACATCGTCCTCTAGAGAGGATTTAGTTACATCATCCCCAAAATAAATTTTTTGTATCTCAAAGGTACTCTGAGCAAAATCATTGGAGATCTTATGAGAAAATCCTAGTATCCTATAATAACCAGACCAATAACTATTGTAATTAGATATTGATAATTTATCATACAAGGAAGGGTTTTTTCTAAGCTTAACTCCCACAGTTCTAGTTAGATCATATCCAGTAGAGTATTCAAATTTAGGAGTAACTTGTATTTTAGCTGATAAGCCACCCTTAACCAATAATTGAGTATACATATGAGCAAAGCTTAATAATCCACCTAAATCAGAAGCCGCCCTAATATTAAGTTCTGAAGGGCTATCCTCTTTTGTAAAATAATCATCATATATTGTCTCTGCTAATTTAGCCATATTATGATACTCTAATCTATCAGCCGTATTAGACTCAAAAGGATCTCTCTCTAAAATATCAGAAAGTTTATTCTTTAAATAATCTACAATTTCTTGTCGAGTTAATTTTGTATTATTTAGAAACTGTATATCTGGGGTCAAAAACGCTAGGGCTGGAATACTAGCTTCCCCTTTAAAGGATAATATGTCTTTTCCTGACTCAAAAATATGGCTTATGTTAAGCTCCTTATCTTCTTCCTCTAAAGCGTAATCATCTTCTACCGTACCATTCTTATTTACTACAGACTGTACTTTCTTTTTTGCCGAAGATGATAGTTTTTCGGCAGACCCAGAAGCTCTATCTGCCTCCTCACTTTTTGGTATGTCTCCATAAAAATCTTCGTTTATAGTAACTTTATCTCCTAGAATCATAGTTGGAGCTATAAATTTTATATGCCCTTGCTCTTTCCATACTCTTAATATATCAACATTGGTCTCAATACCTTTAACTAATTCTATTTGTGGCCCACCTCTCCGTCTGATAGCAGAAAATAATCTAGTTAATCCTCCCAATATAAAATTTCTTGTTCCTGTTTTATAAAGCTCATCGAAAGTTATAAAAATATCTTCAATGTAAAGATCATTTAATAATCTATGTGGGGGGGCTATGTACTCTTCTACAGGGGCATCCCAGTCATCTGGAATATCTCCTCCTGGCCCCAAAACGGGACCACCCCGTTCCGAGAGGGCACTCCCCCTGCTAGGACGAGCGGATATGGGTAAGAGACTATAATCCTCATCTATCTCTTCTTGTTGTTTCTTTTCTAAAGCAAGTTTAGCTCTAGATTTTCCTTGCTTTTTGTATAAATATTCTATTCCCAATTCTTTTAGATGTTCTCTAATAGCCAGGGTACTTAGACCATCTTTGTAGTCTACAAGAACTGTACCATCATCTGATTGATACATGTAAGTTGTTGCACCATCTGGTGATATTGCTTGGCCCAACATAGGTGAATAATTAGTCAGATACATAAACTTAGCGTCATCCTCAGATCTCACAATATGATCAGGTATCCAAGAATCAAGGTAATCCGTCATTTCCTTTTTAGGTAATGAAACTATAGTTTGTAAATTAGTGAAAGCCTGTGCGGTGCCTTTTACTAATTCGGATATTGCACCAACTAAATTTTCAGGAGTAAGTATTTTGTCCGTGAAATATTTACTATCGTGAGTTCCTATATTAACTTCGACAAACTTTGCCATAGTAATACTTTCCGCTGCATCATTGGTCTCCTGTACTAAGGGACTTTTGGAATCCCCCAGTAACTTATTTTTTTTTCTTTTATAATCCTTTTTGGAAGCTAATAAGTAGGAAGGTGAAAATTCTAATGTGGTAATATCAAGCCCAGTAGGTTTAACATCATAAGTAGCACCCGATATGAATAAAGTAATAGGACCACACCAATGCGTTCTATCTGCCCCCATTCCGTATGTTATATAAAACTGACCTTCAGGAGTATTCTCCTCCCTTTTCCTTAGTATTGTAGGAAGACTTAAAGGAAATAATTTTTGTATAGCATCCCCACCAGAATCAACAAATTGTAATTTAAATAAGAAAGCTTTGCTGGCTGCAGAATGCTCTAAATTTATTAAACTAGAGTTATGTGTTCCTACAAATACAACATCCTCCTCCACCTCACCACCCGAAAGAAAAGTTTCTATGGAGTCTAAATTGCTAGAAATCAATACACTAGCTGCCTGAACTGCTCTGTTAGAAAATGTCATTTATGGTAGGTATTAGAATATTATCTGATGGGTTAAGTCTCTCGAAAGGATCATGTATATTATTATACATCATAACATACCACCAAAAAGAGGTAGTGCTATAAAATATATTAGATATAGTATCTGGCCTATGCTCAATAAATGATTTTACCTCACCAACATTGTAATTACCTTCCTGGACTCTATCTCCAAAATTATCCATAAATGAAGTATTTATAGAAGTTCTTATGTTTTTATTCTTATGCCTTATAGTCTTCGACCCATAATCATATCTTGATGGATATTGTTTACTCATTATATATTCCTATCTTTTAACCGCCAAATTGATTTGCCAGTCCCTTCATGAACGCTCTTCCAACTGTTTTCGCTGCTGCAACCTGTACCGTCTTAAAGTTTCCTGGGTCCATTGTTAATCCTGGTATAGAATCAGACCCCAAAAGAATTTCCCATCCAACTAATGCGTCCCCAGTCATACTAGATTCTGCATTAGACAGATTCCTAGCTTCCTCTAATGCCATAGTAACTTTAAGCATTCTGGGTAGTAAGGTTCGTTTATCAAATCCCGCCCTCTCCACAGCAACAATATTATACCCCTTGCATACACAAGGAACATCTCTATACAAAATACCCCAATCTAATCTAACCATAGGTGGACCAAATCTAGTATTTTGTGTATTGTTAATTACTGTAGATCTTATAGCAGCAACTATACTAGCTACCATATTTATTATTCGTCTTCTATCCTGGGCTCCTGGGGAACTAGGATTATAAATAGGGGATCTTAAACTTAAAAAACTGTTAAGGCCAGCCTCATCCTCTAATAAAGTTTCTATATATTGATCGTCTAATTCCTTAGCCACTCCTCCCCCACCAGAGATCTTTTCTGCTGCTGGAGCAGATGCCTTTACGGCTGCGGCAGCAGCACCAGCCATAGCTCCCATGGCAGCACCAAACATCCCACCCGCTGCGCCTTTCTGGGCACCATTTAAAATTTCCCCTTTCATCTGCTCAGGTGTGACAGCAGTAGTGAAGACATGGATACTGTCATAGCCTAAATGGGTCATATGTGGGAGGGTTAAATTAAAAGTTATCTCAAACTTCCTAGAGTCAGCACCAAGATAACCAAACAAGTTGGAAGATCTTCCTATAGGGGCATAATTAGCGTATCTAGGAGTCTGACTCTCCTTAATGGTTGGGTTCTCAAAGAAGGGTATTATTTTTGTATATACATTCTCCTTATCAAAATACCGTAAAGATAATTTTCCTACCCAGTTGGGGTCTCCTAAATGTGGATCTACTCTTGTTATTTTACTCATACATATCTCCCTGTAACTCCCACCATAGCTCTGCCATACCTCCCGAAATCATCATAGCCTCCATGGCAGAATGCATACCCTGTAATGCCGTTAATTGTGCTTCTTGTGTTGTTCCAGTTACAGGATCTTCGTCAACTTCTCCTTCTGAGGTCTCAGCATCTGAGGCATATCCAAATACAAGAGAAAATAACTCAAAGGGATTCCTTGTATGTAGACCATATCTCTCTCCCATATCTGGGGTTAATTCTCCTTCCCTAGCAATCTCCGCATTTACAGCGTCTAGTCTATCATAAAAATCACCAAAATATTTTGTGAATATATCAACGCCTGGTTCTCGTACATATCTAATTCCTAGTTCCCTCATCGTATTTCCTATATGAGTTAAACTTCGGCTCGCTACACTCATGGAGTCCTCTACAGTTTGAAAATGAGAATCCGCATCCCTGAGACTTATAGCCCCAAGTTCATCCCTAGCTCTTATCCCAGCTAGAGTCCCCTGATGTCTAGCCATAGTTTGCTGATCAGCAAAGTCATTACTTTCTAATAGCTGCCTGCCCACAATGGCCTTATAGTCTTCTCCATATCCAGCCAACCCAACACCAAGATCAGTCATTACCTTTAATGAATCTTTAGAGTATCTGGTTAATATAGAAGCCACCTTGTCTACTTGGCCTGGAGTTATCTTACCTGTTTTTTCTATATTAAGCAATACAGTTTTAAGTTCTTCTGATCTGGCTTCACCACCAGCAAGTGCCCACTGACCTACCTCTCCCCCTAGGTTAGCAGTCATAATATCTTTAAATGTGTTCGCCATATCAACTGCTTGGGCACCAGGAACATTCCTAGATAACTCAGCTAATACATCTTGTGGGGCAGCCCCAAAACCTAATTCAGTTAACGCTGGGGTTATTCCATTCATAACAGATAACATCTTAACTAGAGACTCTGCTCCTTGACTACTAGTAAGTGTTATCTTAGTAAGATTTTTTAACATATCGTAGGCTACATCTCTTGGAATACCTGATCTTACTAAATTATTAGTATATTCAAGCAGTTGCCCTCCCTGCTGCCCAGCCTTATCTAATAAAGTTAATTGTTCCCTTAAACTAACATCCTGTAAATCAAATCCATGCGTAAAAGCGGCTATTTGTGTTTTTGCATTATCTTCTATTCCACCTATAAAACCAACTTTCTGAACTTTTAATTCATCAATAACCCGTAGCAAATTTCTACCAGAAGCAATATTCGCTACTTGCATCTGATCTAATGGCAAAAGGAATTTCATACCAAAAGTCACTACTGAGAGAGATAAATTTCCTAGCGCAGCTAAAAGTTTATCCCCCCCGAAAGTAATACGATCAAGAATAGACAGTCTTTGCGCACCTCCAACACCTCCTGTCCTCTCCTCTCTCTGCTCTATACTAGTGAGGGTAATTAAATTTTCATTAAGAGCCTCTATAGCCTCTACAACATCATTAATAGTTTTTGCTTTAGCCATAGCTTATGCCTTTACCTCTTTCTTCTCAGGTGCTTTATTTACTTCGAAGGTGCTGTACATCTGTCCAAGTATATAAGTTCTATAATTATTTTTACCCACTAGACTAATTAATCCTTTTTTAACGGTGTTGCTGTAAGAAATCTTTCTATTCTGGTAAACCTTAGCCATCGTCATGGCAGTTTTTACCCATATGTTATTTAGCTTAACTGCGGAAAGGTATCTTTTTCCCTTATGTGTAAATATACCTGATTTCCCTCTCTTATTAGCTACCACCATAACAAAATGGTCTCCTATACCAAATTTCTTGGACTTGTATTTAAAAAATAGGATGTCCCCTGGTAATATAGTAGAGTAGGAGACAAGAGATTTATGGGTTCCTTCAGAAACTGCCTCAGAGCCCGTTAACTCTTGTACAGCCCCCTTTATTTTTTGTAAAAATTTCCGTAAAAAAATTGCCATATGGTGATTAGCCCCCTAGTATATAGTAAATTAAGGATGGATGCATGATATACAATGATAGCACTGAAGATATTAACCAATTACTG